CAGGATACGAAGCGATTCAGCTTGGACCAGATAGCTGGAATTGGCAGATTCCAGCTTACGGTGGAACTCGTACTATGGTGGCGCTGGATCTCACAACCAAGACGTTCAAGCCTAATCGTCAGATTGGTAAAACGCTTGGCGCCATCATCAAAACTATGCCTGGTTCAACCCTCAGTCTTCCTGCAGGACAAGGTGACAATGACGCATACTTCGCTATCGACAGAGGAGTTGTTATCGTGACCGCGCTGATGCCAGCAGGTGCTTATGATTTGGTCGTGCGTGAAACGAATGCTAGTGCCAGTAATGGTCCGACGCGAGATACAACTATTCAGATTGTAGTCGCTTAATACGCATGATTCTAAAATTTAACAAATACATTACGGAAAATCGCAACTCAATCCTGAAGCTCGAATATCATTCAGGACTGAGTAAGAAAGTCTGGAAAGATGACAAACTCCGACCCGAGCTGCGCCAACCTCTTCTAGACTTTGCTCGCGAATGGATGGAATTTGCTAGACTTCCTCTAGATTCCATTACTGATATCACATTGACCGGAGGTATGGCAAACTTCAACTATACCTCGTTGTCTGATCTAGATCTTCATATCATTGTCGACGAGGCCAAACTTCCATTCAGCGATACTGAATTTGCGCATGAATACATCATGGACAAGAAGAATGAATGGAGTCATACGCGCGATTCCAAGCTCGCAGGATTCCCAGTAGAGATATATGCTCAACAACAATCCGAACCATTTTCAGCTGGTGGAGTGTACTCCATTACAAACAACAAATGGGTTCGGCATCCTAAGAATCTGAAACTCGATTTTTCACATCGGGACGATCTAGTAGCTCGCGTGATAGATATATCTAGTCAGATCGAGAACATCAACGACCTAAATACCGCTGTTCAACTCAAGGAATTCATTCGCGATTTACGTTCACAAGCTCTTCGAGATGGCGACGAATTTTCGGATGGTAATCTGGTTTTCAAAAGCCTGCGAAATCGCGGTGATCTCGACAAGCTCAGCATGTTCATAAAAAACAACGAGAACGTCTAAAAACAGCTTTACAATCGTATCCTCACGAGGTATAAGTAAGCTCTAAGTCACTTATGCGAGGAGATTTCAAATGGAACATTACAAGCGAATCTTCGCCTCTGCTGCACCTCCTATCGATATTTTGTCTCTCGCTAGTGGGACCATTCGTATTCGCCCAGTAAAAACTCTATTCAATAGAATGCTTCCAGAATACGTCGTGGAAACTTACGACAAAAACGAAGTTCGCCGAGTCGACAAGATTGTCGAGTTATTCAACGAGGAGGTTTAAGATGCCGTTCGACAAACAAATCGGGAGACTTCGAGTCCGCGTAAACGAGAACGGTATGAAGATGCACGATTATGGACATGGGGTTGAAATTTTATGTCCAACAGGATGGAATTCTTCTTGCCCAATGCAGACTCATACGATTTCAGTCGATGAACTTCGCGATTTGCATTACGTCATCGGACGAGCTATCGAGGCAGCTTCGAGGGAACGGTTGTGATTTTTAACAAGGGAGGTTTAATGCAACAAAGTAAACTCTATCTGTATATCTTCGTTCGTCATAACATTCCAGTAGCCAATCAGATTATTCAGGTTGCGCATGCTGTTAGTGATTGGGCTTCGTGGAATTCTTTTACTGAACAGCCAACCATTGTTCTGATCGGTGTTCCTACCGAATTCGATCTAGGAATAATTTCTCAAAGATTCGGAAACGAGGAACAGTATGCATTTCATGAACCAGACTATCCGAATGGAGTTTCGGCCCTCGTGTTCCCGACACTCGAAGAATATCGGAGCACGTTCGCCGAATTTGAGACCTATAAATCGTTCAACAACAAAGAAGGAGTGAAGAATGAGAAACTTTCAGAAACGCAAGCCTAGTCCACTTCAAGAGTGGAAGGCTCAATACAAGTATGTTTCAAACCGTATCAAGACTCTGAAGAAGAATACTCGTCAGGGTCATGTTTGGGGCCAATTCAAGGTTCCGAAGCAGCAGTCGTTCCTTGTCATGATGAAGGCTGAAGCGACCGAGATGATGTTCATTCGGGATTTTGCTCGGGACGAAGCTCGCCGCCTCGCTGAAATCAAGGCGTAGAAATGTTCTGGACATTTCTGACCATCTACGCAGTCGGATTGTTTTTATCCGCGATGGTTCGAGGGTGGTATCTGGCTCGACGGGGTATAGATGATGTCAATAGTAATTCTGGTCAAAGGGCATTACCTATTCAATTTTTGTTCATTTGGCCATTTATAGCCATGATCGCAGTTCCGTGGATTTTCATTACGATAGGTGCTGTTCTCGGCAATAAAATGTCTAAACTTAGGAAGAAATCGTGAATCTTTTTATTCTGCTTGTAATAGTCTATTTTGTAGTTCTGGGATTCCTGTATTTCGGATACGGTTATTATTGTGCCAGACGAGGTATTTCCAGACATACTAATACTGCTAGCTTTTATGAACTTCTAATACTCATTTGGCCAATATCTATGGTTACGCTTCCGTTTACAGGGATGTTTTACGTGTTGAGTATAGTCTACGACAAGATCCGAGCCCTAGGAACAAATTTAGCGAACAGGAGTTCAAAGTAACATGCCTACAGGTTATACATATCCAGTAGAAAATGGTGAGATCAAGTCTCTGAAAGATTACGCATTCACTTGCGCTCGAGCTTTCGGAGCTCTAATCTCTCTTCGAGACGATCCGCTTTCTGCCGAGCTTCCTGATGATGTTTCATCATCGGATAGTACTTATCATTTAGAGGAATTACAAAAAGCTCACGATTCTTTGAAAGAAGAAAATCTCTCATTAGACAAATTCTTGGCCCATGTAAAGTTTCAGTATGATTGGCACACAAACGCGATTCAAGAAGAGATTGTTAAAAGCGGACGTATTAAGGCCATGAAAGCCAAAGTTCGCGCATGGGTTCCACCGACTCCAGATCACGAAGCACTCAAAAATTTCATGGCATCCCAACTAGATATTGGCGGCGGCGAAGACGACACCATGATAGATTATTATCAAAAAGAACTACAAAAATTGAACACCGCTTCTTACAAAGAATGGAAGAAAGAACAAATTCGACAAGCTGAAAGAGATATCGACTACCATCAAGGTAAGATCGCCGAGCAACGCGTACGCGTCGACAATAACAACAAATGGATCCGTGAACTCAAAAATGCCTTTGTTGAAAGCTGATACTAAGGTATAATGAACGCTTCATTCGATAAAGGACATACAACTTGATCTATACCTCGGCATTTGTTAGAGGCAACTACGTATACTACCGTGGTCGAAACGAATCTGGTCAGCGCATCTCGAGGACTATTCAATACAATCCGTATCTCTTCATCAAATCGAAGTCTGAAGAATCAGAATTCAAGACGCTCCAGAACATCCCGGTAGAGAAAGTTTCATTCGAATCTATTCGCGAGATGAAAGACTTCCGTGACAGATACAAAGACGTATCAGGATTTCAGATTTACGGTATGGAGAAGGCTCTATACACATTCCTGAACGATCATCATCCGAAAGATATCATCTACGATAGATCTAAGCTGTGTATCACGACAACCGATATCGAAGTCGACTCTGATACGCATTTTGCATCAGTCGAGAATCCTGATCAAGAAGTCATCTCGATTTCGTTCAAAGTCGAACACAAGGGTAAAACCAAACGATACATGTTCTCACTCTATCCGTGGGAAACTTGCCCCGAGGATGTTGAAAACATTGTGTGTTCCGATGAAGAAGATCTTCTAGAACGATTTCTAGACTTGTGGCAAAAGACTGATGTCGATATTGCGACTGGCTGGTTTTGCGATCTATTCGATTTTCCATATCTTTACTACAGAATGTGTCGCATCCTCGGCCCTGATAAAGCAAAGAAGCTCTCGCCATGGGGTATGGTTTCAGAAAGCGAACGAACCGATAAGAAGGGTCGAACTAACAAAGCCGTCGCCTTCCAAGGTATTGAGATTGTAGACTACATGAGGTTGTTTGAGAAGTTCACGTATACTTCTCAGGAGTCGTATGCTCTAAATCATATTCTGAAAGTGCTTGGCCTTCCACCGAAAACTGATTATGAAGGTACTCTGGCTGATCTATACAGCTCAGACAAAAACAAATTCTACGAGTATAATCTGCGTGATACCGAAGCTGTTTCTGATATTGATGCGAAAGAAAAGCTGCTAGACTTGGCTCTTACCGTCGCATACTCAGCACGTATTCCTATTCAAGATGTATTCGGATCAGTATCACTCTGGGATCAAATCATCCATTGGGAAATGCTGAACCGAAACATCGTCGTATCTCCGATGAAGCGTTCGGTCAAGTCTGAACAGTATGCTGGCGCATACGTCAAGATTCCAAAGCCAGGCAAATATCGCTGGATTGTATCCGTCGACTACGCATCGCTGTATCCGTCTCTAATCATCTGGGGCAATTTCTCTCCAGAAACCGCCCTCGGTCGGCTCGACGAAGATTACGATATCGACGATATTCTAGCGCGTAAATTGTCCGAACGAGTCCAAACTTTCCTGAAAGATCATAATCAGGCTCTCGCTGCGAATATGACCGTCTGGGATCGAACGACGCTTGGCATCTTCCCTGAGATTTGTCTCGCGAAACTTGCTGATCGTAAGACCTATAAGAAGAAAGCGATTGCAGCTAAAACCGAGAAAGAGCGCTTGAAGAAACTCGGTGAACTCTCAGCCGGTAAAGAAAAAGAGTTAGACTTTGAGATTGCGCGCTGCGATAACATGCAGAAAGCTCTCAAGATTATGATCAACTCTCTATATGGCGCCATCGGTAATGCGTTCTTTAGATACTATTCGACAGACTTTGCCGAAGCTATTACGCTTTCTGGCCAGCTCGCTGTTCAATGGATTGAGGTTCGCATCAACGAATACCTCAACAAGTTGTTCAAGACTTCCAACATCTCCTACGTCGTATATGGCGATACAGACTCAGCATATATCACACTAGAGCCGATCGTCAAACAAGTCTTCGGTGAAAACACTCAGAATACGAGTAAGATCATCGACTTCATGGATAAGATTGTCGAAGATCATATTCAGCCGTTCATCAACGAAAGTCTTCAAGAACTTGGATCCATGATGAATGCGATGAACTACGAAGCTCTCGATATGAAACGAGAAGCGTTGGCGGACGTCGGTATCTGGACGGCCAAGAAAAACTATGCTTTGTCAGTCTATGATAACGAAGGTGTTCGGTATGCGAAACCTGATCTGAAAGTCATGGGTCTGGCAGCTGTGAAGTCATCAACTCCAGAATTCTGTCGCGATAAACTCAAAGACGCGATCAAGATCATGCTGTACGATTCTCAGGATGATCTCTACAAATTCATCGATGAGGTTCGCAACGAGTTCGTCGATCTGAAATTTGAACAAATAGCATCTCCGACAGGTGTGAACGGTCTTGACAAATACAAAGATCGCAAAGACATCTATATAAAAGGTACGCCAGGTCATGTGAAAGCTGCGCTCATCTTCAATCATATGGTGAAAGAGCGTGGTGTGAATAACAAGATTCAGTATATTCGAGACGGAGATAAGATCAAGGTCATCAATCTAAAGACTCCGAATCCATTCTTTTGTGAAACGATCGCATTCCCATTGAAGGTTCCGAAAGAGTTCCAAGATATCGAGAAATACTTCGATGTCGATGCAGCCTTCGAGAAGGGTTTCATTTCGCCACTACAGAAACTTACTGATGCGATTGAATGGAAAGTCGAAAAGAAAAGTTCGCTCGAGGATTTCTTCTAAAGAAAGAGCTTTTCAAAGCCTTCAGAATGAAGTATAGTGACTAAGTCAAATGGCGCCCGTTGCGGATGCCGTCACGAGCTGCGGTGACTGCCAGAGCGCAAGGCCTCATGAAGAATCGCACGCTGTTCTTCATGAGGCCGCCATGGTTTCAAACTCAAAAGGAAAAATATGTCATCACTCAAAGACCGTCTGATTAAGAATTCGACGTTAGATTACACATCGTCGCTTAAAGACTCCGATATTTTCAACGAAAAGGATATGATTCCCACAGTAGTTCCTGCTGTGAATATTGCGCTGTCTGGTAGAGTCGACGGCGGACTAGTTCCGGGTCTTACTGTCATTGCCGGCCCATCCAAGCACTTCAAGACTGGTCTAGGACTGTTGCTTTGCAGAGCCTTCCTTGAAAAGTACGAGGATGGTATCATTATGTTCTACAATAACGAGTTCGGAGCTCCTCCATCGTATTGGGAATCTTACGGGATCGATACCGATAAGATTGTTCACTGCCCATTCGCAGACATGGAAGAACTGAAATTCGATATT